TAGGAAACATCACAGTATCAGGAACAGTTGACGGTAGAGACGTAGCTGCTGACGGTACTAAATTAGACGGTATTGAATCATCAGCTACTGCTGACCAGACTGCTGCTGAGATACGTACACTTGTTGAGTCAGCTTCTGACAGTAACGTGTTTACTGACGCTGATCATAGTAAGCTAAACGGTATTGAAGCAAGTGCTACAGCCGACCAAAGTAATGCAGAAATTAGAGCAGCCGTAGAAGCTGCTTCCGATAGTAATGTATTTACAGACGCAGATCACAGTAAGCTAAATGGCATAGAAGCGTCAGCTACAGCCGATCAAAGTAACGCTGAGATTAGAGCTGCTGTTGAAGCTGCATCTGACAGTAATGTATTTACGGATGCTGACCATTCTAAGTTAAACGGAATAGAAGCTTCAGCAACTGCCGATCAGACAGCTAGTGAAATAGTTAGTTTAGTAAACGGACAGACTTTAACTCCAGCACATGTAGACGTTGGTACTGGACGACTTGGAAGTGATAGTACTGACTACTTTGCATTTTCAAACAATACCCATTGTGATCTTTATATAAATAACAGCAACGAATTTAGATTTGAAAATGATGGTGACTTCCATGCAGATGGAAACGTTACAGCTTATTCAACAACTATTAGTTCTGATAGAAAATTAAAAGAAAATATAAAAGTTGTACCTAATGCATTAGACAAAGTACAAGCATTAAACGGTGTAACTTTTGATTGGAAAAAAGATAATACACCGAGTGCTGGTGTTATAGCTCAAGACGTAATAGAAGTGTTACCTGAAGCTGTAAAAGAAGTACAGTCACTAAAAGGTGGAGATAGTCACTTATCAGTTAACTATCATGCTTTAACCTCTATTCTAATTGAAGCAATTAAAGAACTTAAAGCAGAAGTAGACGAACTAAAAGGAGGTAAATAATGCCATTACAAAGCTCTGGAGAAATCACTCTTGCTCAAATTGGAACAGAATTTGGAGATTCTCAACCTCACTCTCTTTCTGAATTTTATGCTGGTGGTAGTGCAGGGGTTACATCAGGAGGTGCTCCTAACGTACCTTCTAGTGGAGCTATATCTATCAGTCAATTTTATAGTGCGGCTAATCAGGTTACTGTTACTAGATCATCTAGTGGTACAAACATTAATTTATCATCTGAATTTGGCAGTAACTGGACTTCTGCAATTCCTAAAATTTACGTCATTAATAGTGGCGTGACTATAGGTGGTACCGGTGGAAATGCAGCATTAACTGTAAACAGTAGTATGGGAGGAACTTTAATTATAAATACTGCTGGCTCAATCGAAGGTCATCACGGAACTAATGGTGCTGGTGGTGCTGGTGGACACTTTGGCGGTAATGCTAATGGTTCAAACGGTGGAAACGGTACAGACGGTGGAACAGCTATCCTAGTTCAATCTGGCAGTCCAACAATAAACAACACTGGTTCTATTCGCGGCGGTGGCGGTGGTGGAGGTGGTGGTGGAGGTTCATCAAGAGGAACTTACTACCATTATGGTACTAGAGCTGCTCAAGGAGCTGCTGGTGGTGCTGGAGGTACTGGACAAGGTTACAACCAATCTCAATCAAACGGTTCTAGTGGATCTACTGGATCAGGTTATCAAAATTATGGTGGTAACGGTGGTAACGGTGGTACTTTTGGTAATGCTGGAGGAAATGGTGGTAATGGAAATTTTGGTTCTACTGCTTTAGGAAGCCAAGGTACTGGTGGAACTGGAGGAGCAGCCGGAGCAGCCATAACTGGAACTTCTCGAACTTTAAACAATAGTGGAACTATTAATGGTGCAACTTAAATTATGAAATTTACAATTACAAATGTAGACACTTACAAAATAGAAGTGACCTACGAAGACGGGGTAAAACTTAATATCCCAACAATTGCTGGAGCAGATAAAGCTTATTATGCAGACCTTATAAAACGAACTAAACCAATTACTCCAACAGAAGTAGCAATTGATGATGTTCCTTATAAAAAAAATGACACTGGTACTGTTGGTGATGATATACCAGCAGTAACAGAAGAAAAATTTGATTACAAAATAGCAAGAAGTCTTGCTTACCCATTACCAGAAAATTCAATTGCTGCTATGTACCCTTTTGTAAGTGGTGGAACTGATTCTGAAAAAATTAAAATAGATGCACATATAAAATTAGTTCAGGATTCAATTCCAGCAGATTCAACGCAATATACATTTGCTGAAGTCGAAGCAAAAATAACTGAACTTAAAAAGGATTCGGCATTCCTACAATAAGTGGAAATACCACAAATATTGTTGCCTGATCCAATACCTTTAAAAACAATATCTATACCTTTACCTACAGCAGACGTACCTTCTTACATTCCTATGGTTGTACCTCCTAGTGATTTACAAGCAGAAGAAGAACCTGAAGGTACTGCCTCTGAAAAAGAGCCGGAATCTCCCGGAATGAGAAAGGTAGACATACCTTTTACAGATAAACAAATGCCGGTACCTGAGACTGAGATCTTAGTAACGGCTACCACAACTGCGGTTGTGTCAGTAGCAGCTACACTTACAGCTACAGCAGCTTTTAAATATGTTGTAACTGCTATGAAACCAATACTTAAAACAACATGGAAGAAGATAAGCCAGTCAAAGAAAAAAGTTTCTTAGGAAAAGTAAAAGATATAGCCGAAGACAAAGAACATCAAATAGAATTTCTGGGAACAGTAGTTAGATTAGGCGTAGTTGTCTGGTCTGGTTTTATTATTACTATGAACTATGTTGACATTCCTATGGTAAAAAAATCTGGTAACTCAGATATCACTTTCGTCGCCAGCGTATTTACTGGCGCACTTGCCACATTCGGTTTGACGACTGGAAAAAACGGCAATAGCAAAACACCAACAAACTGCCCAATGGTAAAAAAAGACAAACCAAAAGTATGAAAAAATTAATTCTGCTTTTAGCTTTGTTATCACCCAGCATAGCAAGAGCCAATACAGTTACGCCACAATTTACTACAGGTTCGATGAATAGCACCACGACTACAACTCAGACTATAACTGAGGTAGAGCAACGTCAGGTGTTCGGAGCTGCTGTAAATACTTGGTCTGGAACAAACATAACACCCTCAGCCGATATATCTGGAACTGGTACAACATTTACTGTTACCAACGCATCTGATCCTTGGGTATTAGAAACAACAACTAGAGCTGCCGGCGTCGTAGAACAATGGGATACCACAAGAAACTATACAATAAACTCCACTACAAACTCCTTGTCTGTCTTCTCACAGTAGGCAGTCCGGTATTTGCTGAAGGAGATACAAATAATTCGTCGAATCCCGTGGCAGCAGCCACTGGAAACGTCACAAATCAAGCTGTACAATTTCAAAATAATGGAGCACCTAGCCGACAATCCTTTGGTAGCAACGTTTCTTGCAATGGCAGCACGATGACATTCAGCCCATTTTATATGGGTAATGATACAGAACCACAAACAGAAGATGGTTATGTAATTTCAGAGAACTGGGGGTTTCAATTAAATTTCTCAGTTCCACTTAACAAAGATTTGACAAAGCAATGTGAACGCATGGCTGAGTCTAAGATCCAAAAGGATCGTCTTGACTATGAGCTGGTACGTGCTCTAAAATGTGCCGAACTACAACGCAAGGGTTTCACCCTGAGACCCGGATCACGGGTAGAACATTTATGCTCTGACGTGATACCTATACAATTAACAAACAAATAACATGTTAGCACTCGTAAAACCATTCGTATTATCTGCACTCAGATCACCTAAATTCAAGACATTTGTCGTTGAATTATTGGAAAAGCTAGTAGAGCAGAGTGATAATGAGCTTGATGATAAAGCTCTAGCAATCGTTAAAAAAGGATTAGGACTTTAAATGAAAAAGAAAGCAACTGAAGATCAGTTTAATGAGTTGCATAATCTAGTTACTAAAGAGTTTCTTGCCCGTATAAAAGCAGGCGAAGCAACTACACAGGACTTAAAAGCAGCTTGTGATTGGTTAAAAGCTAATGATATTAGCGGTGTTGCTTATGACGGAAATCCTTTATCAAAACTTGCAAAGGTTATGCCAACGGTAGACCCACAATTAGTAAAGGAACGACTATATGGCAAGCACAGCTAAATACTATAGATCCAACCCTAAAGCTCGAGCTACTAGACTCAAGCAACAAAAACAATACAACAAAACAACTAAAGGCAAACAATTACGTGTCAATGCAAATAGACTTAATAGACAACTTGGTACCTACGGAAATGGTGACGGGAAAGACGCTGCTCACTATAAGGGGAGTACTACCAAGGGAAGACTCCAAAGTCCATCCATTAATAGAAAAAGCAGACTTAAAATACGTAAATGACACCTCTACTACCTAAACCTGACCATTACTTACACAATTTAATAACCATGACAAGTCCTGAAGCAAAGAAGCTCTGGAGAAGAGCTATCAAAGAGCACTTTAATTGTACATGTGTTTATTGCGGAGAAAATTATGAATTTAAAGAACTTACACTCGACCATGTTAAGCCTCGTTGCAAAGGTGGTGAGAGTATTACAACAAATCTTGTACCCGCTTGTAGGGCGTGCAACCAAGGTAAAGGTAGTAGTGATTGGCTTAGATGGTCAAGAGAAACATTTGGAAGTCAACCTGATAGAGAACAACTAATCCAAGATCACATAGCAGCATAATGGCAAAGGAAAAATTTGTACCCGTCAATGGTGCATATAATATTACTTCAGCACAGCAAAAAGAATTTACTGAGTTTTTAAGAAATAAAATTAAAGACAATAACAAATTTACTTCCGAAGGCAGACCTAGTAAAGCTGGAGTAGTAACAAAAACATACGTTGACGGGAAACTAAATGAATTTAGAAACAGAGCAAAAAAAGGCGATAACAGTTTTAATAAATTTGGATTTGCTAAAGAATCATCTTTAAAAAAACAAAGAGATTTAAGACAAGAAGCTAAAGAAGTAACTACTCCTAAAGTATCAGAAAGAAAACAAGCTGATAGATTTATCAGACAAAAAACTGGTCCCGGTACACAAATAGACCACAGATTGACTTTAGCAAGACTTTTACAAGGTGTTAAAGAAACTGCCAAACGTAAAGGAATTAGTATAGTAGCAGCTAATTTAAAGTTGGCAAATTCCTTTGCTAAAGAAGGTTATGGTCATAGTGTAGGTAACTTACAAAAATTAACAGATAAAGAAAATAACTTTAAAAACGTACAAGAAACTAATCTTGATAAATACTATAAACATTTAGCTAATAAACCTAGCCGTTCTGATGTTAACGCTACAAAAACATGGAACCAAACACGTGTAGAATTAAGTAAAAGTATAAATCCAAAATACTCAAATACTAAAATGACAAAAACTACCGGTTCTCCTTGGAAAGCTGTAAAAGGTTTTACAACTGGTGCTGCTGAAAACATACAAA